TGAATACCTTCGTGCATATGTTTCATATCTTTTTTGATACCTGTAATATATCCGTATATAGATAGTAAGTGTTCTCTAGTGCTCTTTGGTTTTAATTTGTCTCCTGCTGGCATTATGTTAACATTCCTCTTGATCTTAGTTTTATCATTTTTTCTTCTTCGGATAGTAAAGCATTCTCTGCCATGGTCAATCCGTTATCTAACGCAGCCATTTGTTGGCCGCTATTAACTACTTCTGGACTTACTGCTGTTTCTGTTACGTTTTTTGGTAGTGGTGGTGTTTGTAATTTAGATGTTTGATCTGTCTCCATTAAATATTCATTTATATCTAAATTAAAATCTGAGTTTAATTCTAATCCTTGCATATCTTCTTCCATCCTTTCAATTATAGCTAGGACTTTGTCATTAAGTATATTAGGAATATTTTTATCTTTAGCTAAATCTTCCATATCAAACACTTGGTTTTTTGAAATTAGTATCGGAAAGAAATCATTGTTCTCTATATCTCCATACAATGGAAGTTGATTTCTTTCTCCAAATATTTCTTCGATCTTATCATCTCTCATTCCTAAAGTTTTTACTGCATCATATACTCTTCTTAATTTACTCATGTCTTCGTAAAAAGATTTATTAGCTTCAAAGTATTGTCTGATAATTGCATTAGGATCTGTTACAGGATCACCTGTTCTTAAATCTTCAAATATTTTTCTAGACTCATTTCTTTTTGAT